CATTGAAGAAAAAACCTTCTTCTTGACCAAGATTGTAGCCTCAGGAGACATAGATATTATATTTCTTGTATCTGGCGTAACTGAATTTGCGTGATTTTGATCTAAAAATATCGAAGCACCCGTACCAACCAGTGATGGCGGAGGATTGTCTATTGACCCAAAGTCAACATGAGCAGGATGCGTACCGCCGATAATGCCGCTCATAGCGGCTTCCTGAACCATACGTATCTTTCTTGAAAAAGCGCTTTTGTTACTCGACATACTTACCTCTAACTGTTTATACCATACCTGGCTAGGAACTTCCCTTTTTTATCTGGGCTTTTCTGTGGGGAACGCTATTTTTATCAGAGCTTTTAACATTATCATCTTTAAACTTTGAATCTACATATCCGGAGATTCCTATGCTATTGTCTTCGTTTAAAGACAAGTCATTCCACTCTCCATGAAAAGAGCCCTCTCTTGTTTTAAAGGATAAAGCATCAGATCCTGGATAAGAACCCTTTGAAACAGTGGTCTTTTGACTCATGACCGTTTCTCCGTCAATAGACGAAGGCTCTCTATGCCATGGCATAAAATTTTCTCTCCTACCAGTTCTTCTTGTGACTGTAAAGCTAAATTGATATGTAAAATGTCCTGGTTCAGAAGCGTTCTCAGTCGTAGAAAAAGAGCTAAAATAACCTCTGAAAAATTCTCCTTGATAATATAAATCTATATTTGTTGCAAAAGCAGCTAATGTTGGAACCGTGCGAAATGTGCCTCGGCCTCCAGCGGTATCCTGTTGAAATGGGTCCATCATAAGATCTACTGCATTTACAACTCCACTGCCCATAGCAGAAGCTGCGCCTCCAGTTAAAAGATCTGCTGCCCCAAGGAAAAACCCTCCAGCATTATTTTCATACAATGCGGCTTCAGCTTCAGCGGCTGCATTTGCCGCAGCCTGAGCCATTGCCCTCTGCCTTCTGGCTAAAATTTGCCTATAACGAATCTGCTCATGTCTATAAATATCTCTAAGAATATTTATTCCCTCTACTCCAGCAGATCCTGTTGTTCCGCCGGCTTCAATTACAGGAAGCTGCTCTCCCCAATACTGAACAACATAGCCTCCTTTTGTTAAATCATTCTTTACGATCTTTTGTTCTCTTATCGAAAAGGTTTGAGGGTTTATATACAGCTGCCTCCTGTCCCACGGAACCTCAATATCATGTGCTTCCTTGAATTCTTCTGGACTTTTTGTAGCAGTATACGGATTGTGATTTCCAGTAAATGCAGCCATTTCAAGCGGCAAAAAGAATATCATAGTCTGTCTTTGAACAACGCTCATTATGGAGAACCTCCTCCGCTATTTAAGTTTGTCAAGCTAGAGGCTAGCGATCCAACCACGTTAAGATGTCCCGAGGCCCTCTCTGACAAATCTACATTAATTTTTAGGTCTTTAAGAGCATCCGCGAGAGCGTTTGCTATCCCAACCTTTAAGTCCTCTCTGTTAGTAAATCCTGCCGACTCCATCTCCCCAACTGTTGCTTGTGCGGCCAAAATATATGAGGCCCTATTCACCTCATCTCCCATATTGGGCCCACCTTTTGCTAAATTTGGATTAGCCCTTGTCCCAGCGCTTCTCATCGCCGCATGACTAACTTCCCCTGTTCCCTTCGACCCCCGCAAAGCAACGTCTACATCAGAAGGACTTGCAACACCAAGAGAACCTGATCCTCCAGACGATCCTGAAGAAATAATTTGATAAGCCGCAGACTTATTGTCTATTCCAAATTTGTTTAAAACCTTGTCCAAAGCACTTCCGGCACCCTTCACTGCAGATATGGCCTTAGAACCACCAGCATCCGTAGCCGCATCCACTCCCTCTCTAGAAACTCTCGCAACATCTCTCATCCTCTCAAATTCAGGCCTTGCCATAACTGCCAATAAGTTTGTCTGTCTTTCCAGGTTTCTATTAGCCTTCTCCCATTCATCCAGAGTCTGATCTCTTCCATGGACCACTTTTTGCAACTGCTCTTTTAGCTCATCCTGTGTGCTTTTATCTCCTGTTCTAGTTGCTTCGTCTAGACGCGATAGCATATCCAAAACTCTTGCGGCAGAATTATCATCACTAACTCCAAAGCTAGTCTTTAACATTTGTTGCTGTATATAAAATTGATTTGCCAAACCAGGATCCTGATTAGCCTCTTGAACAGTAACTATATCTCCCCCTGTAAATGACCCCAGGGTATCCCTCATGCCTCGAACTAGCGTGTCTGCAAGCTTCGATTGGTCTCCAGTTTTTTCTGCATCCAAATAAGCTGATTGCAATGCAATTGATGAACCCAAAACGCCACCGCCACCGCCACCGCCAATATCTAGGCCGCCTCGCTGAAACATAACGTGAGCCATTCCATAATTATTAGTCAATCCCGCTAAAGCGCCTGTCAAAGTACTTGTTAATCCAATAGACTCTTCAATCCCCAGCCCCATATCCTTCATGGTTCTGGAAAAGCCTTCCATGATCGGCCTCCCGAAGTCTGCCGCCATTCCGATTTTTGCAAAATTTGCTACCGCACTATTAAGAGTTTCCGCGACTTTGTCTATAGCTAATCCAGTTTCTTTCGCCACTCCCGCATACATTCCAAGCATATTGGTAGCTTCTTGCGCAGATTTGCCCTGCTTATTCATTACTGTGTTTAAAATATTAGCCGCAGTAGACGCATCTAGATTTGAAGCTTCTGCAAAAGCTGTAGCCACACCATAAAGCTGAATTGCTCCCATGCCAGTTTTTACAGTCTGGCTTAATTGCTCTTGGTTCAAACTTCCATATTTCGTCGCCTCTACAAAGCCTGCCATTTCATTTGTTGTAAGATTTAAGTCTCTTGCAAACCCAGATAGAGATGCCATTTTCATCCCATCTGAAAATTTTGAAGCCTCGTCTATTGTTCCGCCAAACCTTTTGTTTAAATCAAACATTTGTTTGTCGAAAGCTCGGATCCCTTTAGACGGAGCGTCCCAGGCCTGGACCCATGCTTGCGCTCCGTCTTTCATCCCGCTCAGAAGTGTTCCAGTTGCGGTTCCGACCACGTTCAAAGTATCGGCCACCCCCTCCAGGAGTTTCCCCATAACAGGAATCTTGCTCATCACGCTTCCAATTGCATGTGTAGTGCCTGTGAATGCACTAGTCCCCTGATCAATAACTGCCTGCAAATCATTAAAAGCAGTGGACATTTCTCCAACCTGTGTTCTGGACTTAGACCCGGTGGATACAAACCTGGCAACAGCATCGCTCAAAGTATTGACAGATTGCGTTATAGCGTCATACTTTATCTTGGTCTCTTCAAGCTGCTTTAATTGCTCTTCAGTGTATTGTTTCATTTTATTTTATTTTATCCCCGGTCATTTTAAATAATCTAGACATATCTTTTGGTGCTCTAGTGTTTCTAGCTCCACGATCCTCATCTCTATTATTACCATCTAAATTAGTATTTTTATACTTGTCTCTAATGGCCTGAACCAGTTCATCTGTCTTAACAAATTCTCTATCGAGCATCTGCTTGCTAAATTCTTCATCTGAAGCAAATCTTTCATCACTTTCCACATCCCTTTGATTTCGAATATTCTGAACAGCTTCAGAATTCCAAAATGATGCAAGATATTCGGCTAAATTAAGATTATATTCATATCTATCGGTCTCTTCGTCCGCCACCATTTGAGCGTACCAAAGCATTTGAGGCTCCGAAATGTCATTGAATCTTTCATCATCAATAGAACAGTTCCAGACCTTACATAGATTCCAGCGAAGCCTGCTGATTGGCTCCTGGATTATTCTTTTAAATCTTCTATGCCCACCTCTTTGCTAGAAGTTGCAACCAAATTATCATAAACTTGATATAGCTTTTCTACCAAAATCGATTGCATATTAAGAATTACATTTAAGCGTCTTTCTTTTTTGCTTTTAATAGATTTATCATCACATAAATCCTCTAGAGGAACTTCATTGACTGTTTGCACAGCATATGAAACAGCCATAGGCTTTATATCCAATATTCTATCGGCAGCATCTCCGCTCATTACATCTTTCATAATGTCGCGCTGTTCGGACGCAGATAAGGTAGATATCACAAAGGAATACCCTCCAATCTCCACCGTCTCCTTAAGCCTTCCTAAGAAGATCAAATCTCTTAAATCACCTAGTTCGAGCATGGCTTGGCCCCTATCAGTCTGTGCCTCTTCGACATGCTCGTTTGCAGTATTGTCTTTTTCTAACTCTACTTCAGGCTGATTTCTTGTAGCGGTCCTTCTTGGCATGAATTCTCCTCTGCGTTCCCCTTACAAACAGGGTCTTAGATATAATACTATATAAATATAAAAAACACCACCTTTTCAAAGAAGATGATGTTTTAAATATATTTAACTTTATTATTTAATATGCTGCAGAAATAAGCCCTGGGAAGTCAAGAGCGCCACGTCTACCAGACTTGCCTGCATCAGCAAGTTGCTCAATAGCGTCCATTTCTCTACCAGGAATCTCTCTAGCGCCCTGCACACCCTGGCTTTCGGCAACTGCCTCGCCAGCTCTTGTACAAGATACATATTCGCAATCAATACTAGCTTGCTCAGAAATAGTGTAATCAGTCACCTGATAAGTCTTTGACAAGTTATTAAACCAGCAGTTGTGATAGGTTGTTACAACCGCATCATTATCTACTCCTGTAAACTTATCAATAACAACTATATCGAAAGGTATTCTTTGAGCATGAATGTTCTTAAATCCTCTAGAAAATGATTCCGGAAGAGATAGGCCATCGAATACTATTCTTGTAACACTTAGTGTCACATTCGCTGGAGCTTGAGGGACAATTTCTATTATGCCATCTGTGCCAACCTCGCTGATCCTCTTGTTTGTTCTTGCCTGAGTTTCTGCAAAGGACTGAATCGCCCCGACTGGTTCGCCATTGACATAGACTATAATCTGAGTAGATAAGCCAGTTCTGGTTTTTGCGCCAGTAATTGCTGCACTGTCAAATAAAGTTGATGTATTTGGATAATCCGCTGCCATTATATTCTCCTAAATTATATAACTCCAACCTCTATATCGATAAACACATAGTTTATTGGATAGGCCGGAGAGAATTGCAAATATACGTTAATTTGTCTTGGGTCAACTTTGTCTGTTTCAACCCTAATGTTTTTATAAGTTGTAACCAAACCTTGTGTAACGAGTGCTGACATAATCGAATTAACTCTAGCTGATACTAAGTTGTTTGTATCAGCGCTTTGAACTCCACCTATATATCCTTTAAGAGAGTTTCTTAATACACGCTTTACCATGTCTCTAATAAATATAATAGAAATTTCTTCGTCTTCAACGTAACCTGACTGACTCGTAGTTCGGCCAGCCAAAACCTTACCTCCGCCGCTCACCGGCTGAACAACCGTTGCTCCAACATTTCCGAGGCTATTTAAAATAACTGGCCTATAAACCTTATCTCTTGTTAAAGAGAATCCTGATAAAGCCTTATTTGTTAATGGTATTGCAACATTCTGCTTGGCCGATAACCAGCCTGCTGCCGCTGCAGCCATATAAAATCCGTGTAATGCGATATTTGTTCCACTAACATTTCTAACTATAGTATCTGGATAGAAAAATACGCATCTATTGCTAGTAAAATTATCACTTAGCTTGAAGTTAACAAGGTCTTCGATATTTCCATCCAATATTTCCTCTGGATCATCTCCCTGTATTCCCTCTAAGATTCCAATGTCTTCTACAGCAATTTCTTCTACTCCGATCAAGGCCTCTGGAGAAACCCCCATTTGAGCGCCAATCATAGCAACTCTCTCCTGCCTATTCGCAACAGAGCTCATGTTCTCACAGTGATTTACTGTTGCTCTAAAGATAGAGGAGATAGCCTGACTTGGAAGCGGAACTATGATCTGCGTATCAGCAGCCTCTAAGGCCTCTAAGGCATTAAACCAATTTGTATCAAAATAATCTGAATCATTCTCATCTACATATGAAATCCTTATTCCGTCACCTTCGCTCAGAACTCCGCTTTCCACCAAATCCTTATGGAGAAGCAAGGATGCATCATCTGGTGATCCGCTTCCGCCCTTGATAAAGTATTGAACATCTGTAAAGCTGCTCTGCGGCTCAAACTTGGCTCCTGTTCCGGGGTCTATCACATATACCTTAGAATCATCAGCTACACTAAGGATTTCAATCTCAGCGCCATCATCACTGAGGCCTAATTGGGTTCCGATGTCTTCCTCCGAAGTATAAACATCTCCGTCTGAATTCTCTATGCTTGTAACAACAATCGTGAACCCCTTGTGAGATGCGTCAAAATCAAATTCAGAAGTTGCAAAATAAGATCCAACTGCATCCTCATCTATATCACCCTCATCGCCATTACCCACAATATCTTCATCAGAATTAACTATAGTGTATGCAAAAGAATTATCTGAACTCTTAATCCAATTACCCTGCTGGATATCAGATTCTAGCTGAGAATTATAAAAATCTACTTTATTTGGGAAAACCTGAGTCTCTTCTCCGCTAGCAGAATCTACTATAAATATATTTACTCTAGAATCTGCATCTGGCCTTCCGTTTCTAAGGCCGGTAGTTGGCCGTGGAATAACAAATCTTAAATCATCGACCTCACAAGCATCTGCAGAATGATTTCCCGTATCATAACATCCGGCAAACCCGCCTACTCCAAGAGAGTTTCTTGCTTCCAAAAGAGTTACGGATGTTCTTCTGGGAACTGCAGGCTTACATTGCACCGCAAGTATTGCTGGCGCTCCATTCTCGTAAACCATTTGAGAGCCAAGAGATAAAGTATTATCCTCACTTGGGGTTCCATGTTTTGTGAATAAATCTCCAGCCTCTGTGAATAACTGAGGGTCATCAAGATCGCCTTCATATATATACTTGGCTTCTAAGTTATCTCCAGCAGCCAGGGATCTTGAGTCAATGTCTACAAAGAATTTGTCACCTACTTCAAAGGGAACGTTCCCCTCCTGAAGGCCTAATAGTAAAACTCCATTATTTTCTAACATATGGAAGTTCAAACCCTCATCCGCCAAGCCTTCTCCATCAACAGAATCTTGCATATCCGGGAAGCCCGTAGAGTCATCTCCTAACTGATGAACTCTGAGCCTTCTGGTTGACGTAACAGCGCTTACCTCGTACCTTCCTCCGTCGAAATTTGTCCCCTGGCATATAACAACTGTTTTTCCGATATCTGCACTAGAGAAGCTTCCTTCATTATCAGGAACTCCATCTTCATCGTGAATAGTATCTGCACCATCGTCATCAATTAATAAGTTTGTAGCACGAATCGCCCACTCATAAGTGTCAGTCTCATCCCAAACTGGATCAGCAGGGCCGAGACTGTCTGTAACTAGCGTTAATGTTGTCTCTTCTGTAACAGAATCATAAGACATATCCTCAATTTCCATTCCAACGTATCCATCTGCCAAGCAAAGAGTGTCTCCGGGAAGGGCCTGTCCATGTCTAAGAAGGTTTCCGGGAACTACGAAAGAATCAGTAGTCGCTGGAGAGTCATCTCCTTCCCTCAGAAATACGCTTCCTGCGCCAGTCCATGATTCAGCACTAGACACTACCGCAAAGCCATCAGAACAAGCGTCTGCACTGCCAGATACAGCTCCTGTATTGCTCGTGTAATAAGAGCTGTGAAAAGTTAATGCATTTCCATTAGAATCATATAACTGTCCACTTACAGAGCCTGTAGCAGTAAATGTTGCAAGTCCTGGAATCGGATCTCCATTAGAGTCTCTAATAACGCTTACACAGCGAACAGTCCACCGCTCTTCTGGAGCGGTATCATCAAGAACATCTAGCGTTATATATGGATCGCAAGCAATATTTTCTACAAGCACTCCAGTCCCTATATTAGTGCTGCCTGCAGAATAACCTTTCCCGTCCTGGTCCCCAATAGAGGCTCCCTGGAGTTCAATGCATCCTGTGGCAGGATCTAATCTAAAATCAAAAGTGGAATCAAACGAATTTGCGTCTATCTCGTCTTCTTTTCCATATAAAAGTGTTCCATTCAACCTAAGCTCTGTTCGTCCGCTTATTACAGGAGCATTTTGAAGTTTAAAATACCTTCCATCTCCACTTCCTGCAGGGCTGCAATCAGCATCTCCGTCTTGGCCGCTACCAAGAGCAGACGATACCAAAGTTTCTTCGCGAAGGCCCTCACCCATAACGCAAACTATTCTTAATCCACCGGGTATAGAGACACCACGAGTGATCACTCTATCTCGTGCAAATGCCCCAGGCTGAATGAATCCTGAAATTCCGGGTATATTAGCCATTTAAAATCCTCCGCGCTTGCAATAACTCATCAAAATATTTATTATTAGTAGTTTCATTTTCCATAAACCTGTTAAGAAATCTCTGTTAATTCTATTATATCATCGAACCGACTAGATAGAAGATCCGCATCAGTTTTCGCCCCTGGTATAGGATGCCAAGTAGGCTGTATACTAAAGGCTATTTTTTCTACAATATTTTCAATCGGAATCTCAACTCTCCATTCTGACAGTGTGCTTAAACTAATCGTTGTACTGTACACATAATCATTAGCATAAGGCTCAGCACTTTCTGCGCCAATTCTTACTTGACTTATAAAAAGCCCATTAGCTCTAAGCTCGTTCCATAACACATATTGTACAGCCAGTGAAACAATATCTACCAGTTCTTCTAATTCACTTTGACTTTCTGAAAAAATCGCCAAGTCAAAACCTAACTCCCACCGGCCTGCATAAACTCTATGAGTTGGTGTGCTTATTGTCTTTCTAGCTCCATACTCATTCTCAACTATATCAGTCCTATATTTATAGGTCATATTTTGGTTGAAAGACAAAGGCTTATAAGAGCCTCCGCTAGACTTCACTACAATGGCTGGGAAAAACTTAACCTCATATCTATATGCATCACTTATTAGTATTTTAGTGGTTAATTCCGAGTCCACATCCACCCCTGTTTGATCTGGAGTTAAAGGATAGCCATACTCGTCATCACGATATGTAAAAATAGAATCATTTCTAAAAACTTTTCTCAATCCATCTATAAGAAGAGTTTTGGGATGAACAATTGCTGTTTGCTGAACGACAAAATTGTCAGTAAAAAAACTAGAATAAACTACATGATCGCCATTAAGACCTGTTCCTGGCAAATTTTGTTCATCTATCATTCTCTAGTTCCCTAAAATTAAGAGGCAAATACCTTAAATCCTCAATGCTCGCAACCTGCTCACAAAAATGCTTAATTTCTCTAACGTACTGATCTAACTTTTGCTTATCTTTCAAATCATTTACATTCAAAGCAATTGTTTTTTTAAACATTAGCTCTGTTATAATCTCGCCATTATTAGTATCTAAATTACCAGAAACCATCTCTATTGATTTTGAGTCAGAAACTATGTTCACATTGCGGCTCATCTCTTTCTTTAGAAAATCAGACAATTTTCCGATTGTTCTCTCCAGTATTGAGTCGGCTTTTCTTTTTTCACTAAAAATCTTAACAGCAAACATCTATCTCACCTCGTATTCATTTGTGTCATTAGTTAACTCTATAGTCTTATTTATAGGCTTAAACTTCTTGTGAATATATTCTACGCCGTATTTTCCTGATGGCAACCGAACCTCCCAATAGCCGTCTCTGTTTGTCTTGATGTTTTTGATCAACTTGCTTAGATTATCGTAGATATTAACTGCAACATCGTTGATTGGAACCTTTGCCTTGTTCACGATATATCCATAAGTTTTTATATTACCCAAAATTAATTTTTCAACTTTTTGTTGACGAGCCGGCACCTCCTGCATACTATCATTCTTAACAGAGATAGAAGAAGCAACTGCAGCATTCCTTCCTAGCTTAGTAATTTTATTGCTTAAAATTTTTACATTATCATCTATGATCTGAACTCGTTTGTCAAGAAGTTCTAACTTATCTAGTATTTCGTAGATTGCATCTATCGCTGATTGCTCTTTTGTTTTAGACACTATATGCTCACTATCATATTTCCAACTTCTTGAACATTTGTTAAAGATATTGCTCCACCATCATAATACATGGAGTAGCCGGAAGCTGTATCAATTGAATCAACTGATATATTATTTGTTATGCTTATGTTTTTATAATGATTATCTGAATTAAGGTAAATTGCGCCAAGTTGGTATCCCACCCCTTTGAAATAGCAGTTGCTTATAATTATATTTTGATAAGTACCAGCACTTCCATAGCCAATATGAAATGGCATTTGATTGGGACCGCCGCCTAAGCTTATGTCGCTGCCGCCAGGGACCACATAATTTGATGATGCAACGAATTTTAACCTATTAAATATAAATGTAGCAGAATCCGAGTTACCAAGAGTGACATTATTTCTCACCATTACAAATGTTCCTCCGCTTGTATCCGGCTCCCCCTCTGTTCCTACAAATGTTAAATCTTCTAATGTAACTCCATAAACCATAGTGGAGCCAACTGTGTAGCCTCTGCCCACTAAAAACATTGCGTTTTCTTCCGTTTCATCCACAAGCTCCGTATTAGTTGGAATAAAAGATCTTTTTATTACTGTCTGCGGCCCTGCGCCCCGAATAATTGTATCAAAATCAATAAAAATGACGCTACTCACCTCATATGTTCCTTCTTTAATGGTGATGCTTGGAGTTCCCATATTAGGGAATGTTTGTGTAAACATCCTGGCATAATCGACAGCTGTTTTGATATCCGTAAAATGCCCAAACCTCTGGTCATTAGCAACAGTTATATCGGCTATAACTTTATAATCCAGATGATCAACGAAAAGCCTGAGATCTGTAACTGTAACATCTGGAGAGCTAACCTCTACATAGGCTAGGTGGGCAACATTTTGATTTGCAAAAGGAGAAATATAATCTGTGCCTCCCGAGGCATCAATTTCATTTTCTATCAACAAGCATCCGTGTCCGTCTATTGCAATATAAAAATTTGTCGTACTCCCTGTATCATATTTGAACCCCAAGTCTGTAATTCCCAAATATTCTATTCTAATTCCATTAACAACTACAACTCCTGGATATATATCTATAACGCATGTGCCATCTTCATTATCTGTTATCAAATCAATATTTGTTCCACGAATTACACCACTTCCGCGTAATTCGTTTCTTGGCCCTTGGACATACCTTTCTAATAAGGCTTCTCCAACAATCGTATCATCAACAGTCCCCGAAACCCTTTTATCAGTTAGGATTGGAATTCCACCGCCAGACTCCGAAGGGGATCCTAATACAAAACCAAACTCTGTAGAATAGACGCCTCTTGAAAGATGAAGGACGCTATCTGGAATTTCAGAATATCCATACAGAGTTAGGGTGTCGGTAGTTGACGGAACCGATGAAGCATAAACATCTAATATAACAAAATTAAACTTATCCGGCGAATACACTTTATACGTACCTGTTGATGCAACAAATACAGGGTCTCCTTCAATTCCGGCTGGATGAGTTAGAATCGAGGCCATACCATCTGTATCTACCTTTAGCTCGTACACATCATCTTCTCCAATAAATCCCTTGGATATATCAGACACTACTGCGTAAAAACCAGAGTCCTTTAGATGCCCAACTACATCTAATCTTTTTTTGTAATTTACATCTTTTTCTTGATCTAAAAATACATCAAATAAGACTAGGCCATCTAACTCTTTAAATTCCATTTCGCCAATTGGAGCAGAACACCTTAGGATAAAGACAGATGAATCATCTGTTATTTCACCTTGTAAAGTAATTCCTGGAGAATCTAAAATTATAACATCGCTTGTTATAGATGATATTCTGTATGTTCCGTCGTCACCTGGGTTGCTTGATCCATCAATAATGCACAAATCTCCTTCTCGAATTCCTTCTGTATAAAAATCTACTGAAACAGAGTTAAGGTTTGTCGTTCCAACGTTGATGGCCAAAGAGTCAGAGGAATACTTTAAAATTTTTCCAAAATCTTCTAAGAGTCGTCCATTAATATGGTAAGCGTTTCCAGCAGCCCCCTCTACTTCTTTGTCCAATATATAAGTTAGACCTAAAGCGCCAGAGGCGTCATTGGAAGAGGCTTCTACAATTTTTATTGTTCTATTTCTTGAGTCTTCTGCGAAATTTGGCAAAACATGTGAAATTGCTAACTCAAAACACCTTAAGGTGCGAACTTTGTAAGCAAATATATTTAATTTATTTTCAACAGAATATTGGTTAATCTTATCAACAACCATCTCAAGGGTTTGTAAGGCATAATCTGAATTAAAGACATTAATCTCAAGAGTATCTCCTCCATCTATTTCTATGGCCAAAGTATCTACAGAGCCATCCACTAGGCTTGTGGTTTTTACGGTTGAAGATATAATTGTTGCAGCATTTGGGTGAGCGACCTGTATATCTGGAGTATTGCTCCTAAGATATCTAGGCCTAACACTACAATTCAACCCATTTTCATTATATGCTACATAAATATTTTTTGAAACTCTAGCGTTAGTTCCCGGCTCCAATATGCTTCCCGGACCCCCGAAGACTTCGATATAATCAATGTTTCCGCCCGGAGTTAGTTCAACATTTGATATCAAATAATCTCTATTGTCATCTTCATTTGGAGAATCAATTATGGTAAGTATATCAAAGGGAGCAGGATCGGCTACTGGAGTTGGATTATCAGGGAAAGAAATTACTTCTCTGCTTGTTCCGTCAGGGCCGCTGTATGCTATCAGTGATGCCTCGACCAAAACAGTTCCAGAGTCAAGTCCTTCGAACTCATCATTTACGGACCCAGATCTTATCATTCCATTTGAATTAAAGTTTAAAAGAGCATTTCTGATTACTTGCCCCTCAGAGTCTGCCAAGTCATCTATAGCCCCTTGCACGCTAGTAGATGGAATAACATCTGAGGTTTTTTCGTTATCATAAAAAATTTGTTTAGCTATATGTGAATTATTAGAAGCACCAATCCCTTCTCCTGTATAGTGCATATGCGCATTATATATTTCTTCTAAAATATCTTGAAGAGTACCAGACTCTAATAAAAGTGTCGCATCTGAAGAGGGGTCCGCTTCTGCTGTCTCAATAGTTATAGCTTTAGCATAATGCCGATTGGTTGCATCCTGATGAATGTGAGAAGACAATATAGCGTTTAATTCTTCTAAAGTTTGAATGAAAAGATTCAGCCTGTTATCAAGAATAGAGACCTGGTCTTGTAGCAATTGTGTTGGAAAATTAAGTCTTAATTTATTTTCATCAATAGCGGCGACTTTTGACACATCAGCATCTACAATTGGGCCAGACAAAATATTTGATCTATCCAAAGCTTCTTTTAGTATATTTCCATTTTCATCAACAACATTAGAAAGTCTTGCAGCAACAGTATTCCCCGCTGCTCCTTGCGGGTTTATACCTAAAGTTCTTTCTATGTTAAAGATAGCTGCCCTAAGGCTGTTAAGCACATCAGAACCAATCTCTGTTATATTATCTCTGATAACAGGGATTTCTACAGAAGTATCTAATTTATTTGGATAATTTGATTTAGACATTTTTATCTTTCTCTTTTAATTTCTTTAGAGCTAGAAATTTAGCCTTAGCATCTTCTAATTCCTTTAGGCCTTTAGCTCTAACTATATCTCGCTCTTCTTTTGCAGCAGCATTCTTATTTCTCCCCGAAGGAACCTCCGGGCCTGCCCACCCTGCTTTGGCAGATTTGTCCTTTCTTGTAGCAATCAACAAAACATTATATTTTCCATCTTCATTGGTAGTTACAGTGAGAGTCTTTTTATCTAAATCAAGGCTCCCATACCCAGATCCAAAGTGATTAACTGGATTAACCCAAATCATATCATCTTCATTTAAAAACCTGTAATAATCTGGCAAGTCGATCAAAGCCTTTCCTTCGGTCACATCAACACTCCACCTGTATAGGGTATCACCTCCGGTTGGGGTCTCTACAGTGCAATGCATAAGGTCATAAGAGCTTTCTTTATCAGGGTCGGGGTGGGGAATTCTGAATGCCTTCACCAAGGCTGTGGCAGATGTGGCAGCAATTTCCCCGCCAACCCAAAGATCCTCATCCACAAAGACGCTTTGAGACCAGTATTCAGTACCATAAGGCTGGCCTCCATCTCCCCAGTGCTGAACTGATCCGCTGGTAACGTTAAAAATAACATGGCCAGAACCACCGATTGGCCCACGGTTGACTGTGACAGGCTTATCGAGGCCAAAATTAATTAACTCATTACCAAGCGCGGCATCTGCTGCAATTTGAAAGATTATGTCATCATCTTTATCGACCACTTCAAAATAATTCGCGCCCTCAAGCGCCCCACCCTGTGTCGATTTGACTCTAAGGACCGGAAAGTCTGTCGGGGTTCCAAGAAGATTGCCTGATCGGGCTGCTGTTATTTCGCAAAAAGCACCACCACCCGCCCCAGAGGCCTGCCCGGCCAGAAAGTTCCCATCGGCATAATCTACATGTAAGCCAGCATCAGGATCCGCTGTTCCCATTCCAATTTTTCCATCATTCTTTATGACCATCCTTTCAACTTCAGAGTTGCTGCCTTGCGGAGTTGTATAAAATTCTAGGCGACCAGGGGTATCGTCAACTCCTATCACCCCACTTACAGCACTGTCTACTTTCCCCACAATTGCAGCGGCTTCATGGGTCATGTTATCACCATCATGTGCGTGGAATGATATGAAGCCAAGATAATCATCCTGCCAACATGCAGTATCGGCTCTTGATTTTTTAAACCTTAAATTCGGACCATTTGCACCAGGTTCAGCTTCCTCAATTCTTATTATGGCATCATTGATAGTCGAATAAACATGAAGCGGCTGGCTAGGGTCATTGATGCCTATGCCAACCTTTCCGTCGCGAACCGTAAGGGCCATAGAGTCTTCGGTCCCTATCTGCACAGAAGCATCTCCACCCAAGTTGTTGTTTATGCATAAAGCGCTTATAACAGAATTGGCATAAGTGGCTCCCGCATCTCCTTCGAATCTTATATCCGCTCGCGAATCTCCTCCGGCTTGAGTTAAAATAATTCCAGCATTTTCACCTACATTATTATCATTGGAATCTGCAGAAATTCTTAAAAAAGCTGATTTTTTAGACTTTATATATAAAGCATTTCCTTCTCTTGGAGTT